CTACTAGAGAGCCAACTGTGCGACGACATGCAGACCCTATGTCTTGTCTCTATTGTCGGTAACGCCCTAGGATGGGCATTGTATATGGCCGAATTCCCGCCAGTGTTTTACAACACTTTCATGTGGATTCTTAGCTATGTACAATGGGCAAGACTGTTTATGGTTGACCGCCATGATGCTAATGCTGTGGGGTGCGATTTGGTTCGCCGTCCTCATTTCTTGGGCGCGTAACCTGATTCTGAAGAGACGAATAAATGAGCGATCAAGAAGGCGTGAAAACAGCATTAGAAACAGTAGCTAGTAATCCAAAAGTTGCTAGTGGTGTTGCTGCGATTACTAGCTCAATGGGTGCCGCTTCCCTATTGAGCGAGATTCATACTGTCCTTGGTGTTATTTCTCTTGCGATCGGCTGCGTTGTGGGTATTTATGTTCTTCGAATTAATGCGATCAAGAGAAAGATTTACGAACGCATGTATGAGAATGGTGAAAGCCTGAAGGAATGACATGAACCGTCAAAAGCTCATAGAACATCTGGAGCGCGAAGAAGGCAAAGTTAGCAAGCCCTACAAAGATATCGTAGGTAAGACCAGCGTAGGCGTAGGCAGAAACCTAGATGATGTTGGCCTGTCTGATGACGAAATCATGTACCTGCTCGGCAACGATATCACCCGAGTAGAGCGCCAACTAGACGTTAATCTGACATGGTGGCGTGGCATGTGCGATGCTCGACAGGTGGCATTAGCTTCGATGTGCTTTCAACTTGGGATTACTGGATTGCTGGCGTTTAAGAACTCTCTGCAACTTCTGCGCAATGGACAATATTCCGCTGCTGCCGATGAGTTCATGAACAGCAAATGGGCAAAACAAGTACCAGCCAGGGCGAAACGCGTTACCGAAATGATTCGGACAGGAGAGTTCTGATGGCTGCTGCTGATCCAATTACCGCAGTTCTTAATGTCGGCTCTATTCTTATTGAGCGATTGTTCCCTGATCCAGCGCAGAAAGCTCAAGCAAGTCTTGAACTGTTCAAAATGCAGCAATCAGGAGAACTTGCTCAGATGACTGCAGATACACAACTAGCAACCGCACAGACTGATATCAATAAAGTTGAGGCTCAAAGCACGTCTTTATTCGTTTCGGGTTGGCGGCCCTGTCTTGGGTGGGTATGTAGCTTATCCTTCGGGTTCAAGTTCATTGGTGGCCCATTGTTGGTTATGATCGCCTCATATTTTGGGCATACTGTGAAACTTCCCCAGTTTGACTATTCCGAGATGTCTACAATTCTCATGGGCATTCTTGGCCTAGGTACTATGCGGACATTCGAAAAGATCCGAGGCGCATCCAAATAGAAAAAGCCCCGCTAAGGGGCTTTATGCTTTCTATCGATCAGAAATCAGTTCGATACAGCTTTCACTGCCTGGAACATTGCACAGCTATCGCTTACGTTCTGTCCGCCAGATACAAAGTTGAACCGGCTGAACGTGCTCGATACACAATCAATGCTAGGAGCATTCTTTGCCGACAGATAGCGAGTGGTCGCGCCAACTTTGAAGAATCCATTGGTAGCAGCCTGGGTGACCATGTTGGAATACATAGTACCGTTAGTGTCAGTGTAAGCCACATCAACCGCAGCAATCGATGCAATACCAGAGCCATCGACTACCAGACGTTCGTAAGTCACTTTCACGCCGCCAGTGATCTTATCGAATGCAATCGCATCTTCAATATTGCCCAGCGTAGTAGCAGGATTGCCCGTGAAAATGGCATTCAATGGCGCAGCATGAGTACCACCACAAGCAGACAGAGCTACTACGATTGCTGCAAATACCACGTAAAAAGCTTTCTTCATTACTTTTCTCCTAGAAATTACCGGAGAACCGCTCCGGTTTCGGTATAGCAATAGTTTACATCAACTATATTGCAAGTCAGTTGTCTTTCTCTACCTGCTGGAGCGGTGCTGCGCGGTACAGTGCAACAGCAGCGCGCATCGCCGACAATACTTCCTGAGCCTCACTGCCGCGAGATATGCCGGTCTTGCCTTCGCTGTAGGCGATGTTCCAGTACTGGCCGATCAATTCTTCAATATCGTCTGGAAGCTGCCCACCCTCTAACGTGGCCCGACGCCCGCGTGCACGATCGAGTGCCGCTTTTTTGCGCGTGTCTTTCTCATGCTCGGCAATCAGGTCCTGAATGCTGATGCCGCCCTCTGGCGTGGCTTGCGAAGTGTCCGTAACGTACAACTTGTCCAGGTTATCGAAGATGATCTTTTGTATGTCTGCATCTAAAGGTTTCTGATTGGCGATAAGATCAGCAAGAGGATGTGCGGTATCGGTGGCGCTGGCCGCTACGGGATCAGTCTCGTATTTCGACAATGCCGCGTTTAGCTCCGCGACCTTTTCAGGTGTCCATTGTGGAATAGGCGCGCCGGGGCAAGCGTGAATGCTGGTGCTTCCGCATTTGCTGCAGCCTTCCTTGGCTGGCTCTTGCTGTGCGGGCGAGAGAATTGCATACAAATGCTTGAAGCACTCAACCGTGATTTCGCGCTCGGTCATATGGCCGAAGAAATCATGCTTCCGCGTTTCCCAATAGGCTTGGCCATCAGCGACCGGGTCACGCTTCGACAGCCCAGCCGCTTGCCTTTCGGCGATGGCTTTGAAGTGGTCGCGGTCGGCGAGTTGAATCTGTTGATCCAGTATCAGAGAAGCCATTTCATTTACTGTCGCTTCAGCTTTCTCTGCGCGATCGCGGTATGCATTCCGGTCAGCAGTCATGGCTTCGAAAGCTTGGCGCTCGACCATGCCTTCCCTATCCTTTTCGCGCACGGTTTCTATGTGGGCGATGCGGTCAATCAATGCCAAGATGGCGGCAGGATTGGCGGCGGCTATGAATTCGCCAGTGAAATTGTTTGGGTCATCGGTTTCGCCATCCTCCAATGTCGGACGATAGACGCAAATATCCAGACTGCAATCGGGCGTCGAGACGTTCCACGATTCCCGGCTAAATTGCCAAGGGCCCTTAGTGGCCTTCAGCGCCAGTTCGCGCAGCTTTTCGATATCAATTCTCTCTGCTTTGCCAGAGGTGATCTGGCTTTCGGTGGTGGTGGTCATGTTAATCCTTCGAATGGGTGTGGTTCGTTAAATTTTGGTTCTCCCTTAGTTGGCATCGCCTTCCCATCCTGGCTAAAGGTTCCTTCTGCAAGCGTCGCATGCCCGCGACGGAGAATGTTCAGAGCCGCATTTGTGTCGCGGTCATGAGCCGCGCCACAGTCACTGCAAACCCACTCTCTTATTCCAAGGCCTGCGATGCCTTTCGGCCGCGAGTCGGGCAGCGCGCCACAACTCGAACAGGTTTGGGAGGTGAAACGTTCGTCAACTTCCTCAAACCAGGCGCCATGCTTAACAGCCTTGTACGCGAGTTTTATGCGAAATGACGACCAGCTAGCATCAAGAACAGACTTCGCCATTCTGGTTTTGGCGAGGACGGCGGCGCTCACATTGCCCACCGCTATGTAATCGAACTCACGCACGATGCGATGCGTGAGCTTGTGGATGAAATCGCGGCGCTTCGCAGAAATGCGCGCGTGAATCTTACGCACCCGGCGCTTCTTACCGGCTCGCTGAGCTCTGCCAAGCAATCCTTCAAGCTGACGAAAATGGCGCGGATTTTCTATCTTTTCGCCATTCGAGAAGGTGGCAAAGTCCTTCAGACCAAGGTCAATTCCAACACCCTTAGCGACCTGGCGTGGCTGAGCCTCATCAATTTCTATAGCGATGTTCAAATACCAGTTGCCGCGACTATCCCTCGAAAAATTCGTCCCGTCCTTGATCTTTCCAGCCGGAAGGTCACGGCTATTGAATACCCTGAACAATCTTCCGTTGAAGAGGAAGTCATCTCCCTGGCGCTCGATACTCCGGCCCCTGACTGGAACCCAGCCCAATGATTTCTCACCTCGATATCGCAGATATGGGCGTCCTGCCTGAGTCCTGGACTTGACGTATTGCCGGCAAACCGAATCGATAGTTCCCGAATGAAGGCCCAGCTCTTTGCTGCTTCCGCTCGCCAGATTAATCAGGTCAAAACCAGTATGCGATTTGCGCCCAAACCGAAGTGCATCCTTCTGCCTATCATTGCAGTAGTTCCAGACGAAGTTCACCGCGCGGGCCTGCCGGTTAAGCAGCCCGTTCAGCGACTTGACGCGATATCGGTAGATGACGTGCACTTCTTTCTTCCTTCGATGGTTTTGTGCTGAGGCTTATTACTTCTCCCCTGTATCCGCCTGTTCTGGCTTGGTGGTGCGCGCCTTAGCCTTCGCCGCATTGAACTTCTTCAGCCAAACATCGAACACAGGCCAGATCGGGTCGTTTTCGTCTTTCGGCTCATAGACCTTCGTCATCCCGCGATCAGTGAAGAAGGTCGGGCCGCAGTATTCGTGCATTTCGACCATGATGTAGCGATTTCCGAGGTGTAGCCGACCGTATGGGCTGACACAGATAATCCCGTTTGGAATACGAATGCAGGTCATGTCAGCCCTCCGCTGTATCAGCGCTTTGCGCGAGTTGAGCGTCAATGCTTGCGCATGCGGCGCTGTAGCTCATCACCGGCATTCGATGCAGGAGGTCGTTTCGCTGCTGGCGTGCGTGGCGGTCCGCGATGTCCTTGGTCAGATAGCGAAAGCGCACAGCGTCCTGCTCTTGTGCTGGAACCTGTTTAGCAAGAGCGGCAGCATGCCCAAGCTGATAGGCAGCATCTTCGGCGTTCTTGATGACCTGCTGGAAATCCTTTGGCCAATTGCCTTCGGTAGTGGCGCTAGATGCTAAAGCAGCATTCCAAGCTGCAGCGCATTTGCTGGCCGAACTGAAATCGCGTAACCCGCGTTGATAGTTTGCGGTGTACCAGACGTTAAATTCATCGGTTGGCTTGTAGTTCAGCTTATCCATGCTTCACCCTATATCTTTAAAGGCGAATCCCAAGAGTCCACCCCAAAATCCGCCTACAATCATGAACAGCAATGCAAAGAATCGGCCTTCTTCATTCCATTTGCCAATGTCGAATGAGACGAAGTAGAAGCTCTGCACCAGATAGCCAAGCAGCATCCCAATCAATGCGCAGGAAATAATACGGATCATTTCTGCACCCCACTAGCAGAGAGGATGGCCGCATCGATCTTCGTGCGCGTAACCTGGAAGATCTCGACTTCTCCGTCCTCGGCGTATTGCGCCGCGTAATTCAGGATTTCGGCATACGCATTCTTTCCACTCGTGCCAGCCTGGAATTCGCCATTTACATGCAGCTCGTAATCAGCATCGTCGGTCATCTGCACTACTGCCGGAGCGGGAGAGGTGGCGCGAGACGCTTGCCATGCAGCTTTCCATGCAGCCCATTCATACCGTACGCCACCAACGATATATTCGCCACCTTCATGCTTGTTCAGAGAGCTTCCAATCTCCCACTTACCGCCGTTTTCATCAAGTGCCCAAGCCTCAAACTCAGCGCGGCATTGTTCTTTGTTGTCCATTATTCTTCCTTCTTAGATGGTTGGGTGGCGGCCATAGCAGCGGTCGCGCGCTCGCCGTCGGAATAGAAGTCGTCGCAGTCATATTCGGTGCCGTTGTCGTCCTTGAACTTCATCACGTCGTCCATGTGCAGAACATCCAGTTTGCCGCACACATCAATTCGCAATAGACCTGTCTGTACTTCAATGTCATAGACAGGCCACCAACTTCCGAGATAGCGCGTGTAAAGCTGCCCGCGACTGTTGATCCAGTCATAGTCGAGAATGTCGCTCATTTCGGCTCCTGTTGTTTGGTCTGTTCTGCTACTGCGATAGGGGCGGAGAACATGGCAAGAATTGCTTCCGCTCGCTGACGCCTCGGCGCTTCTTGACGGCTCCCTCCTGCCATCGTGATATTGATTTCGTCGCAGTTGACCTCGTACTCATTCAGTCGATACACCAGCGAACCATCGATCAGCCAATCGGTCGGCAGCACTGGCACTGCCGCTTTGGCTTCTTCCCTCACTGCATCAACAATCGCACAAAGCACTTCCAGGCCACGCTCAGAGTTCTTAAACAATTCCCAGGCTTCGCATTTACCGTGCTGACGGATTAACGCACAGACGTCTGCGATCTTCTGGCTGTATGGGTCGAAGTCAGTCATTACGCTTTTCCTTCCTATCGATATATTCTTGGTATAGCGCTGAGCGATAGATAGCAGAACGAGAGCACCCTGCTTTTTCTGCGATTTCCTTAATAGAGAGTTTATCGCCATGCTTTCGCAATAGGTCAAAAGCTTTCCGCACTTTAGCTGTTGGTTTTGTAGTCATCACACCTCCTGTTGATTTACAGATAGTGTGCACAAAGACGACATACAAAGTCAACACAGAAGCTACAAAAATCCCGCCGAAGCGGGAGTGTTGTTTTACGTCTTCCGACTATCAGCCCATTGCACTGCTCTTTGCCATAGTTCCCATGACTGGTTAGTCACTGGATACATGTAATGACCAGTCGGATATTTGTCATATGGCTTGCGCATCGTATTCAAATGAAACTCCGGCGCTATGGATTCAAATGCAGCTTGGCTATCAGGGTCAGGCTCTTTCTTGCCAGCGTTCGCCAGGATCACCGAAGGATTGATTGTCCTCATCCGTTCGGCATAGTGACGTCGCGCTTTAGCCTCTTTCTCATGACCATTGCTCTGCACAAGATCAACGTTTTCCAATAGCATGCGTACGCATTCGTCACGCATCAGACGCATGGCTTCTTCTAGTTCGAAAGTATTCATCATGCGCTCTCAGACTTTCCGCCAAGCATCTGCATCTGCTCAGCAATGATATCCGTCGCATACTTCTCTACACCGTCTTTGTCGGTATATTTGCGAGTCTGCAAGCGGCCCTCGATATAGACACTGCTCCCTTTTTTCAAATACTGGCCGACGATTTCAGCTAGCTTGCCAAAGAAACTGATCCGGTGCCATTCAGTCTGTTCTTTCTGCTCGCCAGTGTTCTTGTCCTTTTGCTTGTAGCTGGTGGCTACAGCAATATTTGCGATAGCGTCACCAGATGGCATGTAGCGCACTTCGGGATCACGGCCCAGGTTGCCGACGATGATTACTTTGTTGACGGATGCCATAGTTAGCTCGCTTTCTTGAGTTCGGTCATACGGGAATTGAAGTGGCCGGTATAGAGTCGCTTCTGATCATTTGGAAGGCTGTTCATCACTTTAGTGAGCGCCGGGATATCTTGAGCTGCGTTGAACTGCGCCAGAATCATTGCATCTGGTTCACCTGGCGGGGAATCATTCTTCGGCCTTTGCTTTTGATCGCCAGCCCCCTGAGAAGCAGCATTTCCATCATCGTCTTCGGGGGCGATCCCGCATGCGGCCATTAAGGAGTAACGGCGCGCATAACTCAGGGCCGATCCATATCCCTGCGCATCCTGTTTAGAGGCTGGTACATGAAGCTTGCCGCCTTCCAAATGTTGTCCGCTTGTGTGGATAAATACAGTCTCGATAGTAACGCCAGTTGAGTCCTCGAATGTGCGTTGCATAAGACCGATACCATTCTCGTTAAGCGCATCTAAGACCGCTTCGACGCAAGCCGCCAGATCCGCATACTTGCTCTTGAAATGAGGATTAGTTGACGTCTTCAATGCAGGTGCAAAGCTTCTTTGAGCGGCAATGAATGCCGAGTAGATTTCTTTTTTGTCAGTCATGCCCATGCCTCCCCTTTGATGGCTCGAAATGCTGTCATCGTTGAAATTCCAAATTGCTTGGCGATTTTGCTATATGAATTTCCAGTTTCCGCACGAATAGCCCTCATTGTTTCAACAATATCCCTGGTAATTTTCGCCATTGCGTTCTTTTCTCCGATGCAGATTCGGCCATGTCGCCGCATATCATTCATATTTTCTAACGGAGTTCCCCAAGCAAGATTTGATGCTTTGTTGTTTGTCATGTCACCGTCAAGATGGCGCACATGAAGATCGCTTTGAGGAGGCTCCTCATTGAAGAGAATGCAGACCGCACGATGTATATAGATGCGTTTGTAGATGCCTTTTTGGATAGTACAGGAGATTGCTCGATATCCTAAGCCGCATTCGCAGCCAATCAACAATCTTGGCTTCTTGCGGAAAGTGCTTGCGACTCTACCGTCAGAGCAGAAAAAATAGTGAGCATGGTCAGGATGCTGTTTCCAATTCCCGCCAAAAATTGATGTTAATACTTCGTTCATAGTATTCCTTAGTGTTGTGTAATGCCTGAGAGGCAAAATTCCTACGGTGCAACTTAAAAGGGCAAAAAGCCCGATTCTACATCTTTCTTCTGCTGCTCCTCCTGTTCTTTAGTAAGTGTTGGTCTCCAGATGTTGGGGGACATAGGATAGCGTTTCTCGCTGAAGGTCTGCACTAATCCTCTCTTGAGAGCCTGTTCGTAGGTCATGATCTGCATCATTTCTCTATCCCGGGGATGTCGCTCGATATGAAGTGAATGCTACTGAAAGTCGGCACTCCTTCTTCGCTAATGAGTTGTTTGCGCAAGCAAGTAGTTTGTTCCTCAGTCCAAGGCTTAAATCCAGGAGCATAAGCAATTGCTGCATCCAGCACCTTAACCCACTGGCTGCGAGAGATGATGATCCCGTTAGCCAGGTCTTGCTTTACTTGTTGAAGCTCTTGTAAGTTCATATCACCTCTCCTAAAAATTTCTCAGTCGTTCAGAGATAGATTCATCGCTGTACTCTTCTAATCCATCGGATTCCTCTGATGGGCGGAAGTCAATCGCATGGCGATTGCTCTTTCCATGGTTACACACATTGCACAAAATCTGAAGATTACTCATATCAAGCGCCAGATGAGGATGAGTCCGGCGAGGATAGATATGATCAACATTGATCGCGATCCCCTGCTTTGCATTTGGCGTAGCTCCGCAGCATTGGCATGCATTGCCGTACTTTGCAATCACATCGAAGCGAAGAGTTCTCCATTGATAGCTTTGAAGGAACTCATCCGAATTCGGGTCGATGTATGGGCCTCGATATTGAGCAGGAGCCTTTGTAACAGATATATTCCTAGGCATATTGGCTTTTATGATCGTAACCGGGCCACTCTTCCCGATAAGAGCATCAACTCCAGCTTTCGCCAATCTTTTAGTTTTCTGTGATTTGTGCTTCCCCCGCTTCTCCATAGCAGATATCAGTTTTCGATTCATCTCTGGAGTTATTTCTGTGCTGCCGTGCTTGGCAAGCCATCCTCTAGTTAATGGGGTAGGTATGCCAAAAATTTTAGCTTCAGCATTAGTGATCGCCGTAGGAACAGCCATGCTATATTTCTTTTGTAGATACTGAAGAACGTTCATAACGAAAAAGCCCCTGTGGTCGAATCTGAGGGTGGTGTTTTTGCTTAGACGGTTAGCTAGGCAAAAAACTCAAATTCGACCGCAGGGGCCTCAACCGTTGTCTTTACTGCCTGGCACCACACCATTGCGAGCGATTCTAAACAACTACTTTCTACGAGTCAATAACAAATTACCTGAAAAGACTTCCTAGCCCATATCCGTGGCTCTTTTGAGCTTGTAGGCTGCCTAACTGGTTCTGGTAAAGATTACTTGCGTTATTTTGCATTACAAGTTGCTGCTGCAATCCTGAAAGCTCTGTGAAAAGTTGCCCCTCTTGTGTTACAGGGGCCTCGACTTTTTTGGCTGACCATCCTTCTCCAACTTGGTCTCAACGGCTTCTTGCAACCAATCCAGAAATGCTGTGGATTCATAAGGGCCAGCACCAATGCTCCGCAAGATCCCAATAAGCCGTGCTCTACTTTCGCCATACACAATACCGTCGATGGTGATTTGCACTTCTTCCTGCTTTGGACGCGTAAATGCTGCGTAAGCCTTGTTGATAGCCAGCCAGATAACGCCGTAGATACTTCCGATGATGATCACCTTGTAAGCCCAAAATCCAACCGCGACCCACAATGCAAGCTGTGGCAAAGTCCCAATGACAGCAATCAATTCCTTCAGTTCTTCAACCATGTTCCCTCCTAGTTAAGTTTTTCGATGAATTCAACAAACTCGGCTACCAGAGCCATCAAAGCCGATGCCGCAAACAACAGTCCAAACACATATACAGCCACTTCCCCGCCTCCACGGTTAATCTCGTCAGAGAACGACTTGTAACCTTGCTCCTGCCAGTCCCCACACATTTCATGTTCATCTGCTTCATGGCGGGGACGGCGAATCTCTGCTAACTGCTGGCGGAATCGTTCGAACATTTCAGGCTCCTATTTATGATGCGCCCCGAAGGGCGCTGAGTTGTTATGCTGCGTCCAGCGTTGCAATTGCTTCATCGCACAGTTCGCCGAACCAGATTTTCCATTCTGCCACACTTACAGCCAATGCTCGGAAGGCTTCTGGGTGCTCGGAGATTTCTTTTGTGGGGATGGATTTCAGCGCAGCTTTCATTTCCGCTTCGTCAGCTTTCCGAACAGAATAACCATAGAACTGTTCGTTTTCTTCGCCGTGGTTGGTGAATACGGCGGTTTCTCGCGTCAGCCTGATAATCATTTTCTTGCCCTTTCATTCCCGCCGCGCCAATCGCTGCGTCCATGCAGAGAACTATACTCCAACGATTTACTATCTGTCAATCTCTTTGTTGTGTGTTG